TATTCAATGTACTTGACAGCCAATTCCATACAGCAGACGGAAGGCCTCTGATGAATGATACAACGCCATTGACAAATCTAGAACCTGTCTCAAAAGCCCTAGAAATCATGTTAGAAGCCCAATTCTGTACATTGCCTATAACATTGCCAAGGAATCCACCAATACGCCCAGGAAGAGCCTGAAACCACGATATGAGGTTGCCTATGAATCCACCTACTGATGTAATTACACTTCCGACAGTGTTTTTGAATGCATTCCACACGCTTATGACAGCATTACGGAATCCCTCGTTTGTATTCCATAATGTAACGATTGTTGCTATTAGTCCTGCAAGCAACGTAGCAACCAACATAATTGGATTGGCGTTCATGACACCATTAAGCAATGCCTGTGCAACAGATGCACCCTCGTTAGCAACCTGAAATGCTTTAACTGCTCCAACCACGCCATTGATCATGCTTGCAACGTTCCATACCATCATCGCTGTACCAATACCAGCAACAAGCGAAATAATCGTATCACCATTGTTCATGATGAATCCGAATAAATCACCAACAGCAGAAACAATATCATCAATGACAGAAACGACAGAATCAATATCCATATTGTCGATTGCATTTGTTATGTTTGGAATCCACTCATCAGCGGCCTTTTGCAATATAGGTTGTAATGCTTCACCAAGTTTGGAATTGATTGTATCGCTCAATGTCGAAAGTCTGCCATCCAAAGTCTGAGACTGTTTATCCATTGAATTAAAGTATTTGCCACCTTCAGACGTTGATCGCTTCATAGACTCCGTGATCTCATCAACTGACATTTTTCCTTTTGATATTCTGTCATACAAGCTTTGCATGCTTTCTCCTGTATGTTCTGAGATTTCCTGTAACGGGTTGAATCCTGCATCGATCATCATGTTTATGTCTTCAAGCGATACTTTCTGCGCTGAACTCATTTTCCCATATGCTCTCGCAATGGAATTCAGCTTGTCTGCATTACCCTGTGAGATATCGCCAAGCATCATCATACTACCGACAGCATCATCAGCATTGAATCCAAAGTTCATCAGCAAAGATGTTGCATCTGCCAACTGTGGCATATCAAATGGCGTTGTTGCTCCAATATCAGAAAGTTTTTTGACCGTCTCGCTTGCCTTGTCTGCTGAACCTGTCATGACCGTAAATGATGTCGTATAATACTCCATTGACTTCTGATAGTCAGCCGCACCACCTACAAGCGACTTGAATCCATCAACAATCTTGCTGATTGCCTGTGACGCAAGATTAGCCATCGTGCCTTTGAGTACTGTGAAACCATCATTAAGGTTTTTTGATGCGCCATCAGCATCACCCATTTTTTTTGACAGATTATCAACCTGTTTTGCACTGCCATCAGATTCTTTGCCGAGGTTGTCAATCTCTTTTGTTGTCTTGATAACGTCCGCCTTGGCATTGTTCATCTGCACTGCAAGTTGTGACAATGATTTCTTGTTTTTGTCCTGTGCCGTTGAGCTTTCATCATACTGTTTCTGAAGATCATCAACAGCTTTTTTCTGTTCTTCATATTCTTTGGTATTTTTACCAGACTGTGCCTCAATGCTTGCGAGCTTTCCCTTTGCATTTTCCAGTTTTTCGCCTAGTTGTGTATGTTCATCTGCTGACTGCTTAACAGCATTCTGATACTGTTTGTACTGGTCAGACACTAACTTCAGCTTTGATTTCTGCTCTTCAAGACGTTTGTTAAGCACGTCACTCTTGGCTGTCAATGCATCGGTGCTTGTGTCGTTCTTGTCATACGTACTTGTGACGATCTTCATTTCTGATGATACTTCTCGCAAGTTCTGTGTGATCTGCTGTAATGCTCGTCTATATTCGCTCTCGCCCTGTAGCTTGATTGTCCCACCTAATGCCATGCACTCACCCCCTTAGAACCAATCGTCTTCATGCTGTGATTTTTCGTATGCTTTTGCGTATGTTGTTCCTGTCTTTTCAAGCATCAGCTCAAAATCAAAATCGTTTTTGTAATGCTTGTAATACAGATTGAAAGTTGTCAGTGTCAATCTGCCAACCTCATGGAATGTAAAACCAAGTTTGTTACGCCCGATAAAATAGAACCATGTAAAGTCTATCGGCTCTGGTTCATCCACTTCATCGGGAATTATACGTTTTTTTCAGAACTCTGCGTGCTGTCAACGACAACGCCGTTCATCAGCTGTGCGGATGATTTCAAGCCAATTTCCGTGATCATTCTGCCTACCTGCTTTTTAGTAAGCATCTTTTCTTCTGTACCATTTTCTTCGTTATCGATGTCAATTCCTTCATTCAGCATTGCCGTGATTCCAAAGATAACAGCCTTTGCGTTTGGCTCACCATTATTTTTTGCACCATCTGTGAGTTTGCCCCAGTATTCAAGTGTTCTGTACTTATCTTGAATAACTTGCATCACGTTCAGATTGAAAACTAGCTTGTATTTCTTCCCTTTGTATTCAAGTGTCTTTGAGATTTCCTTCATGTTTTATCCTCCTAAAAAATAAGACAGGGACTAACCCTGTCTTGAATATTCTTTTAGGCTGTCTTTGCCATCAGTCCTTCAAGATATGTGACAGCTTCAGTCTTTGTATCAAACGTTTTAGATTTTGACCATGTGCCATCTGCCAATGTAGCCACCACTCCGTTAAGTTCAGTTGTGCTGAATGATACGCTTTCACCCTTTGTAGAATCATCTTGAGAAGGTTCTGAGAATTTAACCTTGCATAAGAATTCTACTGTGTACTTGTAAGCTCCGTTCACCATCTTTGTAACGACTCTTCCGAAACCCACATATGGCGCAACATCATTTGCATTTCTGACAAGCTCTGCACTTTCTTCTGAAACCGTATGTCCTAGAAGATCTGCCATAGTTTGCACATCTTCATTGTCGATTCCTGCTGTAACAGAGCCCTTCTGGAAAGATGTATCGCTCTCTGCTAATGCATCATCAGCATATAAAGATGCATCATTGTTAGAAATATCCACCTTACAGGAAATAGCCTTGGCTGGCTTTTTCGCACCATCGTATGTTGCTTTACCTTCTCCCGATTCCGTAAGTTTTGAATATCGGAAGTTATTTAACCCAATTTTAGCCATTATTCGCTCCTTTCGATTGAAAAACATAATGTCTTGTGGTAATACTTCGTATCATCCTCATACATATCTTCGGATGATCTGTTAGGCTCCCACATAAACCCAACACTTTTAAGCAATGCCTTTAATGCTTTCTCAATCGGCTTGTAATTGCCTTTTGAGTATATATCAAAGTCATAATATTCAACGTAGTTCAGCAATTCGTCATCACCATGTAACACGCTGTCCGCATCTGTCATCATGTAAGTGATGTATGTTTCCGAACGTCCATTGTATCGTAAGAACTTGACTGGAATTTTTTTGCCGTTGACCGTGAAGCCACTCAATGTTTTTTCAATTAGGTTATTCATCCAACAGACCCCCGCTTAAATTCTTCTGCGCTTCTTCCATTGCTTTCATAATCTGTGACTTTTTGAAAGACTTTCTGAAAAATGGATGCTTTGGATATCTCCTTTTGTCACTGCCATACTCGAACATATTGGCAACAAGTGGTGCAGGAGTCTTCTTGCCTTCCTTGTTTTTGAAATATCCAGTGATCATAACTTTTGTGTTGATACCATCATCTGATGGAGTTCTGTACACTTTCGACAGTTTTACATGGCTACTGAATCCTGAACTTTTCAATGCTTCTGGAAGCGCCGAAATGACGTTCTTGTATACGACCTCTGCCCCTGCTTGTGTCATGCCACCAAAGATGTTATCAAACTGCTTGTCGATGTAAGATATATCCTTCAGCACGCTGTCATCAATATCAAAAACAATCTTTGCCATCAGTGAGTCACTTCCTTTGCTTCAATTTCTAATTCTACGCTGTTTTCATCAACGTTGTTCAGATATTCAATTGTATATGTCTTACCACGAAATTCAATCAGCATATCCCTTGTGATTTCTGTTTTCGGATAACGAATTGTGAAGTTTGTGTATGCTTTCTCAAAATCAGAATTGTTGGCAATCAGTGTGAATCCCTTTGTCGTCCTCACGTATGCATGCGGTGTGAGAATCACCTTTTTCTGTTCTGTCTGAAAGCCATCATCATCTGTCACAATCACCGTTTTGTAAATTGTGATTTTCTTTGAATACTTCCCTGCGTTTAACATGGTTCACACCTCATAACAGATTCACACTGTGCATTGCAAGAATACTCTGCACAGTGTTGTTCAGGTCTTTACTGTCAACATACATTGTTCGGTTGTCCCACATGTCCTGACAAAGAATAAGCACCACAATCACAAATTCAGGATATTTGTTAACGCCGGTATCGTCAAGCCCTGTATAGTTCTTGATAAATGAGGTTGCAACAGAAATAAGCGTGTTCAATGTATTTATTTCACTCTCTGTTACTTCGTCCAGTCTCAAATAATCTGCGACACTTTCTACTGTAATATCACTGACTTTGCTTACTTCCATATCACTTTACCCCTTCTTATTTGCCTGCTGCCATCACAAGTTTTGCAAGCTTCTGAGTATCTGCAACCTTTGCATCCCACTCAACGAAAGCAAGAATTCCAAGTAAATGTTCTTCTGCATATCTTTCCTGCAATACCTGCATGTTAGCTTCTTCTGAAACTTTCACAGCTAAACCAGATAAGTCACCGTAATAAATGGTTGTTTTTCCTGCAAGCATCTTGTCCATCGCATCAGAGCAATAAACATCCTTGCCAAGAAGTGTATATCCCCATTTTGCTGTAAAGTCACGGTTCAACAAATAATCGCCGTCATTGTCCTTCAACTTTCTGATTGCATTTCGAGTTTCACGGTTCATAATCCAAATAGAATTGCCCTGATAGTTGTCAATCACCTTGTCTTGTAAATCCATCAACTCGTCTGATGTAATCTTTGTGGCTGCGGCAGTTGTAACAGTCATATCTGATGTAATTCCAGTTAGACCTTCAACCTTTCCTTCTGTGCCGAACAGAATTTCATGTTCGAAATATAGCGCGATTGCCTGTGCCATTTTTGCTTCAACAAAACCAACGATGTCAAAGTTGGAATTGTTAATCAAGCTTTTTGAAATTTTTGCAAGGCAACGTGCAAGGAATCCATCAAGTTCAATCTGGCTGATAACAACCTTTCCAGACTCTGCTGTTGTTCCCTCATCCGCATACTGCATCACGATAGAACTGTTCTGTGCATCATACTTTGGTAATACTAGCTTGCCAGTGATGTTATAGCGATCTGCCATAGAGAACACAGGTGAGATTTCGATAACCTGAGAAATGATTTCATTCCATACAGTTGTCGGAATAAGTGTTTTAGCATCTGCCGGCATTGTCGGTGTGTCAGTATTCACAATGCCCCTGATTGCATTTTCAAATGCTTTGTGATCTTTTTCTGCATTTGTCATTTCAACAGGTGCGCTTGGCACTGGCTTCATGCTCATTTCTGCCATCTGATCATACATAGCAATAGTTGCATCAATGTCCTTTACCTCTTTTTCAAGGTTTGCAAACTGTTTCTTTTCGTCTTCAGACGGTAATCTGTTTTCTGCCTTTGCAGTTGTTAGCAGTTTCTCCATCTGAGCGACTTTTGAATTACGATTTTCAATGAGTTCTTTTACGTTCATTTATTCACCCCTCCGTTTTTCTTCAATGAACTAATAATATTGTCGTATGCTGAATAGTCAAGCACACGATCCTCGACAGGCTTTTTAGTCTGCTTTGGTCTTTTTAATGCATCTGGCACATGTTTATAGTTTCTAAACAAGTCCGTTGTACATGCCTGTACATCCTTCACACTGTCCAGTGCGTTCACATTGAAATAATTTCCGATGTACATATCATCATCAGGATTGCCACAGAACCATGTTTCATTGCCAACCAGTTCTGCGATCTTCTCTGCTGTGATCCCTTCTTTTGCCTTTGCTTCATACATTGGCAACATCGTTCCGCTTTCAATCAGATTCAATGTGTCAATATCGTGCTGTAACTCGTTAGCATTTCCATAAGCATATGTCATTGGCTTGTGGATCATCATTACCGAGTTCTTGTAAATGTTAATATCATCTGCAACCATGGCAAGATATGTTGCTGCACTTGCACACAATCCATCAATATATGCATGAATCTTCGCCCCAGTGTTCTGTCTGAATCTCTTTAACATACTGACCATAGCTGAACTTGCAAACACTGAGCCACCACCTGAATTGATGTAAATATTAAAGTCTGTTACACCATTCAAACTGTCAAGTTCTGCCTTGAATGTGTTTGTGTCAATTGCTGTTTCTGATTTATCACCAAGCCAGTCAGGCACGTTCTCGTCCACGATATCGCCATAAATATAAAAATCTGCACTAGTTTCCGTCAAATTCTTTAGGTACTTGTAGTTCATCATCTGCCCCCTTTTCAGTTTCTTCGACTTTATCAGCCGTTTCTTCTTCTTCTTCATTTCCGCCTGTAACCTGTCCAGTGTTTGGCGTGTAATATATTCCTGTGTTGGTGTCATACAATACTGCACCAAGTCCAACGTTGATCACGTCCATGCCCTCAATGTAATTGAGATTTTCCATTCGGCGCAACTCATTGATAGTCATAAGTCCTGTATCTTTTGCAACTTTGTAAGCATCGAATCTTTCCTTGATGGTTGCTTTCACAATTTCCTTTGTATCAAACTCAAAGAAGAAGTTTTTCTTTTCTTTCTCCAACAACAGTGTACTGTTGATTGCTGTCTCAAATGCTTTAATTATTGGATAGATTGCTTCTTTGAATGTCAGGCTGAAGTCACTGTGAATGTGAAAAACTCCATTTATTTCATCTTGTAAAGTCTTCTTGCTCTCATTCAACTGCATTTCAACGGAACTGTTTGACGATTCCTGAAACTTGATACCGTTATTCAGAACCATGACGGACTCAGTGTTGTTGGCGTATAACCTCTTCCATGCTTCTTTAAGCTTGTCCACTTCTTCCTGTCCAAGCCTATGCTCTGCCTGTAAGAATCCTTTTTTATTACCGCCTGTCTGAACCAGTCCAAGCTGATAAACCAACGTACTGTATGCCGTTTCAAGTGCTTTTGAAATTTCTTCAGTCAATCCTTTTCCACTTGCACCGTCTTTGGTGTTTCTTAATAGCTTTACCATGTTCCATGGATATATTTTATTTGTACCAACATAGAACTGTACGAAACGGTTCATCGGGTCGGAATTTGACCACACGGTAACATTCATATCTGGAATATATTTCAGCGCCGTTACGTTGTTCTGTCTGTCTCTTTGGATATAACAATATCCACCCTTGCCAAGTAAGTAATCCTCGACCATGGCTTTTTTTGTCTGAAACCCGTCAAGCGTGTTTCCAGTGTCGCCATTAAGCATTCGTACACGGCTGTCTCTCTGAACTTCCTCAACTTTGCCGTTTTTGTACTTGTAAAGTTTAACAGGCATTGACGCAATCGAACCACTGATAAAATCAACGGCGCCTGATACGGCAGGAAGTGTCAGTGCCTTTTCCCTTGTGATTGTCTCATTATTGAGCAATGCTGACAACAGCACATCATTCAACTCTACGCTCTGGTCGTTAAGATTTAATTTATTCATAATTTTTTTGAATAGTGCCATTCTCATTACCGCCCTTTGTTAGTATTTTCTATTTGAAACATTTTTACACAGATATATTAGCATAAATGCACCTTTTAATCAATTAAATCATCTGGAATGTGAAGTCACCTTCATTCAGGAAATAGTCCTGCTCAAGAAGGTAAATTGCATTGATAAGTGATACAACCATATCAACCTTGCCGTTGCTTTTTTTCTTGCTCACATACATGTTTTTGTTTGTGTCATATGCACATTTCGCATTCTGATAATTAATTTCAAGAAGTTTGTTTTCTGTGTACTTGAATTTCTGTTTAAGTATTGCTTCTTTCATCCTCTTTGTTGGAGAATGTAGCACGCTTGAATACTGCTTGATTTGAACCGTGTTATAGCCCTCATTAGCCAATTTCTGCGCTGTGCTTAATGCATTCCATCTATCATATCCAATCGCCTGTATTTGTACGTTATAACGGCTCTCAAGGCTCAAAATGAACTGCTCAACAAACGCATATGATATAACTCTGTCACCGCACGCAAATACCTTATCACTCTTCAATAGTTCTTGATAGTTCACACGCTCTGAGATTGTTTTCTCTGTGATTCTGTCTGCTGGAATGAACGCAAAACTTTCTGCAAGAATGTTATCATCATCATCTACAGAAACCATGGCAACAGATGTATTATCGTTCGATTCTGAAAGGTCAACGCCTAAATATACAACTCTGCCGTTCCAATCAATATCAGCAACCTTGCACGCCTGAACATCCTTAACATCAATAAACGTTTCAGTTCCTTGTCCTTGATAAATGATATTGCAGTGCTTCGTAACAAAGTTCTCTCGCTCTTTCTCAATGGCAATGGCCCTTGCTCTTTTCTTTACAAGATCATCCCAAATTTCAGGGATTTCAAGTGCCGCAGGATTCGCCTGTTTCAAAACAAGATTGTCTGTTTCCCAGTCTGATGTTTTGTCTGGCTCATACAAAAGTGCAAAAACAGTATCGTCTTTCTCAATACCGTCCAGAACCTTCTTGGCATATGCAACCTCATCTTCAAACGGGTTATCTATTGTCGGATATTTTGTACTGATGATGAACCCTAGTTTGTTGAAAACGTTAAGCTGTCCTGATCTCATGGCATCGACAGGATAACCGTTTGGCAATGCTCCAACCTCATCTGCAATGAATGCATTCGGCATACGTCCATCCATACGATTGTTACTGTATGCTAACGGGATCAACGTGTTTTCATTCAGCTTGAATTTGATGTAATCCCTCAACAGCTTGAAACGCTTCGTTCCTTTGTACTCATATATCAGTGGACTACTTTTTATTGTGTCAGATATTGCCTCTTTTATCTCTCTTGATAATGCACCATCTGGTGCAACTGAAAAGAATTTTGAAAACCTTGGCTCAGTAAGAAACAGAATAATAAAGATTGTTCCGACTGTATATGTCTTAAAATTCTTTCTGCATATTTCTAACAGCCCTGTCTCATATCTGCGCTTTTTCGGTTTGTCACGATATACAGTGCATAGCATGGCCGTATATATCAACCACTGATACCCCGTAGCGCACTTATACATAGACTGTCCTGCTTTCAATCCTTTTGGCATGATAAGCAGTTTCAGAATATTTTCAATCTGCTTAATCTTTTTTTCAGATACAAAGTACTTTGTATCTTTTCCTTCTGCAATCCTCTTCCAGTCTCGCATCTGCTTTTTGACGTATTTAGGAGTTGTTTTCTTCCTGATAGAGCTTTTGCAATATTCGTAAGCCTTACTGCTCGTCACTGCCATCATCGTCACCGCCATTAATGATCGTCATAAGCGGGTCTTCTTCTTTGGTTGTATCACTTACATTATAATTTTTAATGATCTTCATAAGAGTTGCGACTGTTCTATTTGCACTATCTGTTGTTGCATTATAATCTTTTACTGCTGGACTAGAATATAAATTCTTTCTACCTTTAACATATTCTTTTTCAACTAATATTCCATCATCTTTTATAGATTTTTCTAATTCATATAACATAACTAATTGCATTTGATATCTTTTGAAAGTTGTTATAAAAAAGTAATTACTTTGTACTCCACTTTCTTCTGCAATTCTTAAAATTTCTTTTGCTTGTTCGGTTAAAGTCATTTTTGCCATATTATCACCTCCTATAAATTTTTTACTTGAAAGTTTTTATTTGATATGATTTATTATAAGTCTTTTGGTCCTTAATCATCATTTTTAAAAAATCTTCTCTTGTGAAATCAGATAATCTAAATACTTCTTCTGGTTTCATTCCTAATTCCTTACATATTTCTTTCGTTGATTTTCCTTCATCTAATAATTCTTTTACAATTGCTTTCATTGGTTCTAATAAATGAGTTCCCCTTGCTCTATTATGTGTGATAGTTCCATAAATATCTTCTGCATGATCTTTATGGTCTACAATAACAACTGGAACTTTATTTTTTAATAATGTTTTTAATGGTTCTCTGCCTGATACAGTCCATCTATGGAAGCCATCTATAATTGTATAATCAGGTCTTATAACTATTGGCATAGTCCAACCATTTACTAATATAGACTGAACTAATAATTCAAGATTTTGTTCTGATACTTTATTTGGGTTGTAATTATTTGGTTTTAATAAATCTCTATCAACAAATTTAACATTTTCTAAAGGTTCTAATATATTTTTATTTTCATATTTTTTTATTTCATTTTCTTTCATTTGTCACTCACCTCAGCTACATACTGAAATAATTTAAATTCTTCAGCTCTTATTGTTCTTCCTTTGGGGTCTCCACCAATTACTATATTACATAACTCTTTGTAATTGTTTTGATTTAAAAATGGTCCATATTTAATTAATATTGTATTAATACGCTTTTTTACCATCTGCATAGGTTTATTATCAAATCTCCATTCTTCTTTTAATATCTCAAAGAATTTATTCTTATAATCAACTTCTTCATCTTTCTTTGCTTGTTTATTTTTCTTTTGTCTTCTAAATAATTCGGTATCATAATAAAGCATTGCCATATAAGCATTTGGCTCTCTTTTACAAATCTTATCAAATAGTTCTGGATAATATTCACACATCTGAGTTAAGCTTCTAGCAGTATCTATACTAAAAAATTGACTTATTCTTAATCTATTAATTGGAACTCCTACTTGATACATGAATTTATATGCATCTGGGAAATCTAAGTTATTATCTCTTATATACATCCATACATCTTTATCAGTCCAATCATAAATAGGAAACATTTTATCTTGTTCTTTTCTTAATGCTAAATTCATTAATCTTTGAACACTTTCACTTGCTCTAACACCAATTAATGATACACGATTTTTATTTTTTTTATTCAAAAAACTTTGATAGGTATCATGCCTTTCATCAAGTAATGGGTCATTTGTAATTGCAAATTTTGGTTTTGGTCTTATCCATACATCTTTTTTAGTTTCATCCCAGCAAATAAAACTTTCATCATTCGTTAATTGATTAAAGCAATTATAATGCTTTACCTGAATACACCACCAATTGAAAGGTACTCCAATACTCAACCATTGTAATCTCATACTTTTAACTTGTTTTTCTACACATGGGAATATTGCTTCTTCATCTATAAAGTCAACTATTAATTTTGATTTGTCTATTTCTCCACTTTGGCACATTTTAAATATTAAATCATTTAAGCAAATGCTATCTTTACCACCACTCACTGATAATTGAATTCTACTAGCAGTTTTAAATATATTTTTCATTCTTATCTTAGCCATAGTTACAACATCAATATTTGAGTATTGTTTTTTAATCAAGATAGATCATCTCCCCGCAAGAAGGACATATAATATATTTCTTTTCATTTTTTTCAGCACCGACTTTTGTTTCCGTTACCATTGTTACTGGGTCGTTTTTAATTTCTGGCTCTTTTTTAATTTCTGGTTCTTTATAACTTGTTTCTTGCTTTGGTTCTTCTTGAATAAATTTAGTGTCTGTTATAGTACCATAATTTTTTATTGCTTCTTCTACTTGTTCATCTGTCGCAGTCATTTGCTCCAAAATGAACTTGTCATAACCAGCGATTTCAAAATCTCCCATTCCAGTTATCTCTTGAATATAATTATTTATTTCATTGTAATCATCTGCACCTAATCCATATATTTTATTATCACTTAAAATTAATTTTTTCTTCTCAATTTCTGATAGTCCTGTCTTTCTATAACATTGAACATCTGCTTTATTCATTTTTACTAAAGCAAAATATAAACCATTACCAATTAAGATATTATTATCTTCATCAATAACCATTGCTCTTGTTTGTCCGAATTGTTCTACACTTTTAATTAATTCATCAATTTGTTTATCATTATGTTTTCTAACATTCTTCTCCAATGGTTTTAAATCACTTAATTTTACTACTTCTAATTTCATCTCATTTTCCTACTTTCTAAAAATTCTCTAGCACTTGTTAATCTGCTACTAGCATTTATTACAATGCTTTTACTGATACATAGCCAAGGATTATTGTTGCTACTATAAAACTTATAACCCCAACAATTGAATTAATTGTTATTTGGCCTAAAGTTGCAAATAATATCATTAGTCCAAATGTTATTGCTGATACTGGAATTACTATATTTGTTTTTTTCTTCAATGCTAATGGTAATAACAAAATACCAACTGCAAATGCAAATCTAATAACTCCAAATGAACTCCATAATTGAAGCATTCCCATTTTAACAAATACTCCAAATGCAATACATAATAATAGTGAAAGTACTGTTCCTATTTTCTTATTTCCTACTTCATGAAGCGCTACTGCAATACTATCTATTGTTGATGTAGTTACTCCAAGAACTGCTACTAATAAAATAATATGCATTGGTAGTGTAAATTTAAAGAAAGCCATTCCTAATATTAATAACATATAAAGTCCAAATAAAAATGCTCCTAAATAATAACCTTTTTTACTTTCATCTGCTTCTGCTCTTTGCCAGTGTTGTACATCTCCAATAGGTCCAGCAAATAAAATAAGTCCAGACCATACTCCCCATAGCACACCACTGATGCTAGTTGGTGCAAATACTTGTAATGGGGCTTTTGTAAATATTCCAACTGATATAATTACGATTATTGATACAATAGCCATGATCCATTGATATACATCTGTTTTAACTGATGTTGGTAGTCCTTTTTTGTAAACAATTAGAGTAAAGAAAAATCCTAACGCTATTGTTATCAAATATGCTGCAGTTGTACTACCTGTAATAATTAGAAATTGTTGATTTATAAAATTCAACTGAACTAATAAGCAAAATAATTGAATTATTAATGCTATTACTTTTACCTCTTTTCTATTATAAGTTTCTGGACTAATTTTTTTATTGTTATATAGCCATCCAAATAATGCAAGCGTTAAGGTATTACAAACAGCCCATATAATCCATGCGATTATACCTTTCTCTTGAGCTATTTGTTGTCCCATGATTAAAGATGTTCCCCAAGCCCAGCTTGCAGCACTTGAAGCACCTATTCTTTTAAAACTTAAATCCTCATTTGTCATTTTCATTAACCACCTTTCTTATATCGCCCGCTAATGTTCCACGTGGAACACTTTCGCATGATTTTCGCTTCTTTTTGAAACGAAAAACGGCTTATATTAACATTATAGCGTTAGTTTAACCGTTTTTCCAAAAAATCTTAGTATTTTATTATTTTTGTATTCTTGGGTATGGGCGTTTCATCTTGGAGACACACCAGACAATACCCGTTACCGTGGGGGGGATTATTTCAGCTTGTCTATTCTCTGCATAGCTAGCTTCTTTAAATGCTCTTTATCAATCATTCCTGCATCTGCCATTCTATGACAGTCTCTACATAAGCATATAAGGTTATCATTATTCAGCCATAGCTCTGGCTTATCCTTCAGCTTCTCTATGTGATGTACTTCAACATTACGGTAGTTATATATGCCTTTGTCCTTGCACACTTCACATAGATAGTTTGCATCTTCTCTAATCTGTATACTCTTCTCTGTCCATGCACTCTTGCTTCTCAGCCTTGACTCTTTGTAACTGTACTTGTAGTGCTTCTTCTCTACCTTGCACACATACCCTTTCGGATGTATCTTGCCACACCTACTACAAGAATAATAGCCTTGTGCCATTACTTAACTCTGATACGCTGTCCCGCACGAATCTTATTCGGATTAGCAATACCGTTAATCTGTGCTAAGCGCTGATATGTTGTTCCGTATTTAGAAGCAATGCCACTTAATGTATCGCCACGTTTAACAGTATAATATACTGCTTTGCTTGCTTTATTAGCATTCATTGATTTACTAACGATTGCTTGTATTGCATTGTAGTTATATCCTGCACTTGTTAAACGCTGTTTACGATCATTACCATTGCCCCACTTTCCAGCAATGACTTCCTGCGCAATCTCTTCATTAGATTTCTTTGCAAGCTTTGCATTCACTGCGTTCTGAACTGCATCATAGTTATATCCTGCATCGGTTAAGCGTTTCTTTCTGTCAGCTCCATTGCCCCATTGGCCCGCAATTACTTCATCAGCAATCTGATCAATTGGTTTTGGCTGAGGTTGTGTTGCGTTACCTCTTGAATATCTTGAAAGGTCTGCATACATTACATTCTTATCTAGTGGTTTAGAAGTGTACTGTTGTAATGTGCCATATTGAGAAGTGTTTGTGTGCTGTGTTCCATCATTCTTCCCCCAGTTAGCAACCCACTTGTCAAATCTGTCATTTAAGCCTTTTACATACTGAAGCCATGAACTAGAAGTATAAATGCCTGAATAATATCCTGCATCTTCAATCATCTTGCAGAATTTATAACAAATTGGCGCAATTGTTGAATTAGAAAATTTGAAGCCATGCTTTCTCTTATAGCCGTCTGCATCTTCCATGTCAAACCAAACCCCAACTTTGATATCGTTCTTGTATTTAGCGATTGCGTTAAGCACTCCTTTAGCTTCTGCTTCTGCATCTGCTTCATTCAATGCATATGAATAATGGTAAACCCCAAATGGAATACCTAACCTTTTGCATTCAGCCACGTTTCTTTCAAACTTTTCGTCTAAATGGAAATGACCATATCCAACCCTGATAATAACGAATTGCCCTTTATATGGCTCTAAATTAATATTGCCGTTGTGTTTTGAAATATCAATACCGTACATTCTTATCCCTCCTTATTTTACCTTATCTTCAAGTTCCTTAATTCTTGCTTCGTGATCATCTTTGTACTTGAACAACGTATTTACACGTTCCTTAACAAGTACGATTTGCTCTGATACATTTTTCAACTGCTCAGCCTTTTCGCCATTTTCTGCCATCAGCTTTTTTGTGGTGTCGCAAAAATCATCAAGTTTCATGTTGATCTTTACAAAATTTTTTTCGATTTCCATCTGCCTATTATTTTCTCGCTCTGCCTGTTCTTCCTGACGTTTTTTGCCACCTGCAAAAGTGTTAATCAACGTACATGCAAGCGATGTCAAAGAAATAAGTAATGCGATGCTTATGCTTGTATCAGTATTCATTTATTCCACCTTTTTATAATTTGCTGAACTAATTTGTAAACATGCACCAATGCAAGTGCCAATTGCTGAAATAGTTCCTGCAATAGCCTCTGCATAACTCCATCCCCAGATTTTGCCGAGCGTGATAATTAATACTGAAAATGCGTTTGTTCCTACAAGTGCCACCCATTTTAGAATGTCATATGTTTTATTAGAAAAAACCATTTTTTGCCCTCCTTTTCTAACATTTTTTGCCATCTTCCACAAGGTTAATTATACCCTAATTATGGCGAAAAAAAAGGGTTTTTATACCCTTTTTCACTCATGATTTTTGCCTTTCTTTTTTTGCTCGATACAGATTGATGTTGTGTGCGTATCATTAAAATCCATCACAGAAACAATTTTTCTGTCTCCGTAGTCTTTTTTTACTTTTTCAAATTTAAACAAGCCTATAGGCTTTCCGAATGGAAATATTTCTCTGCTTTCAATCAGTTCGATAGTTTTGTACTTTGGATTGAAATCTTTGACAAGAATGTCTTTAACCTCTGTTAATACATGTGAATTATTCATGCTTCTTCGTCCTCCTTCTGAATCTGTTCCACGTTCTCTTTGCCCTTCTTTTATTTTTTTTGTTCAATGATGATTTTCCCTTTTTCTGCCTTCACTGTGATTTCTTTTTCAGGATCAAGCCCAGATTCAGCCACAATCTTTTTTGATATTGTCGCATTATACGTGTTGATCTTAACATCGCCACCCATAGTTTTGTACTTCATTTTCGCAAGTTTTGCCATTTTTTACCTCTCATTTATCTTTAAACGCTCATGAAGTCGTTCGAGAATGCCAACACTAAGTATTAGGAGAACGATTTTCAGTAAAAGAATTGGAGAATTATAAGTCATATTATAAGTATTGCGTTTTGTGCTGACACACTCGAACGACCTCACGAGCCATCTTTTATTTTTATTTAGTTTGCATTTTATTCATCGCTATTCTTTCCAATAATACCCGATAGCTATCAAAACTATTGATAATGTTATGAGTAATATTCCGATAATATCCATATAATTAATCACTCCCATCTTAAATATAAACATTTCAACGGTATGTCTTCATTTTCTTCCAGAATGCATTCTTTTATAGATCTCAATGTTTCAATTGCATTTGTCATTGTGCCCCAACCATTACTAGGCAGTAGTTTAGTATATTTTAAAGAATTATGCTCCAATTCTTTTATTCCTTCGTCTACGTATTCTATTACATTGTCACATCTATAATATTCGCTGTTTTTAAACTGCCAATCCATGCATGCCCTGAATAATTTACCTAAATTGTATGTTGGCTTGTAATACGTTGGGTATGTAGTTTCCACATATTTGTCACAGCCTTCAACTTTCACGTAAATGCCAATACAGTAACTCATAGCTATCTGCCTCCTGTAATAAGAAAATACTGCACGAACAATATATTCATGAATAATGAACTGCAACAGAAGACTTTTACTTCTGTTGAATCCCAGTTATTGCCAGTTGTTACCATAGAAAATAAAATAATTAATATAAATAAATCTGATAAAAGGCATAACACCCTGTTTTTATTAATTTTTTTCATTCAAAATTTCTCCTTTATCATTTGTAAATATCAATGAATCCCTATATTGAAAATGAGATTAACAGAAACAAAATCTAAATAGGTATTTAATAGAATTTTCTTATGAGCCCTGTTTTGATTAGATCAGGTAACTAATGTTTTTTTAAAAATTGGTGTATCAATATAGGGATATACTTATAAATCAATTTCAATACGATCCATCAAGAACGCCTCTAATCTTTTCCAACTTATCGTCTAGCATTCTCATTTCGCATTCTATGCACTCTGCATCATATTCAGTGTCAGCAAGAACATCTTCTAAATTATCGCAATATTCTTCTAACGCATTAATATAGCTGTCTCTATCAAAAAGAGCATCACTGCAGTTAACATATTTAGTAAAGTCTTCTTGATGTGGTTTTTTTAAATCCTCAATTTCAACTTTTCTATCTGGTTCTTTAATCCATTTTACAAAGTTGGCTGTTGAATAAAATGGGCAATTGTCTTCGCAATCTCCAACATCACAAGGTACATTCACTCTATCTCTTTTTAGATAATTGTTAAGGTATGAACATGGTGCAACTCCATCAACTTCATCGTCAACCAAAAACTTAGCGACCACTTCTAATTTTTTACTACTAACAAATTCCATTTTTCTCTTCCTCTTTTCGACTATTTTTCGACCAGCTGAACATCTGCAACATTTTCTTGTGACTTGACGGTGTAGCCAATAACGTAATATTTCTTTTTTAATTCTGCCAGTTCGTTCAAAAACTGATGATAATTGAAGTAGACTACTTTTTTTGTTAAATAGTTATTCATGTTATTTTGCTCACTCCTTTTCTGTCCATCGCCCCATTGTGGTTTCTGCTTCAATGAGAATATGAGGCTCTGATGCTTCTTCCGCAATACCAACATTAGTTACGATTGCATTGCCGTATGTTTTTTTGCCTTTTGTATATTCTTCTGATGAACATATATTTAATTTAGTACCTCGAAAAGTTACAGGATCAAGATCATTTATCTTTAGAATGATAGGACTTTTTACTTCGATATTAGTTAATAATTCATTTAGTCTCATTCTGTTGTTCTCCTTCATTATCATCAAAAAAATAATCATGGTACTTAATATGTGCATGTTCTATAATCTTCCATAACATTCTCCTATCTGATAAACAAGTAAATCATCAACATCAGTGTAGCAGAATAGGCTACTGCGAGAATAAAGAAATCTCTGTTAGCCGTTTTATTGCTTTTGACGAGCTTTTTGTTTAATTTCTGAAGTTCTTCCATCTTTTTTGAGTCTTCATCATAGATGCACAATATAGTTTTGTTTGCTTTTTCGTAACTTTTGCATCTATCTTTTAAATCTTCATAATAGGCCTTTAAATCTTCAAATTCTTCTTTTAAATATGAATACTCTTCTTCTAGCTTCTTGTATTCAGCTTCCTTTTCTTCTACCATTTCCTGTACTTTTTCAGCGCTAAAAACTGCCATCGCATCTAGCCTCCTCTTCTAATTCTTTTATGTGATCCTGAGTTCTTTGCATAGATCTTTCTATTTTTCTTTCTATGATTTCAGTAATTTTATCTGTAACTAAATAACCCATCACATACAGCTCATATATGCATATCAATACATCCGCAACCTCTTCATCTAAATGTGAAGCGTTGATTGGGTCTAATCCGTTACGTTTTATTTTAGATACAGCTTGTATCAATCCAGCATTTTTCGTTACAGCCCACATATCCAAACTCGTCTAGTTCGAGTTTAGCATGTTCCTTTTTAAAAGGATCACAAGGCTTCAACCCTTTTAAGACAAAATGCTGTAAATCCTTATATTTTCCACGAACTCTTAAAGTTCCAGCGCACCAATTTGGCATTATTGTTCCTCCTTAATATTCTCAACAGCACAATTTTCTAAAACCTCTTTAATTGAAGTGGGTTTCTCGTCTTCCCACTTTACAAATTGGAATAAATCGCTAAATGCATATAATACATAGCTTTCACCAGTAGTACACCAACCTACAATACCGTCATGCTTTATTGGTTTAATTTCGTAAATAAATAAATTGCCATATAAATCGCCATATAAATAATCAGAATTGTTTCTGGTAATAAAGTTAAAGCCTTTTTTTTGCACATACTTTAAAATTTCATATTCCAGTCTTATTAACTTAATAGGCTCTTTATATTCCGATAAAAGCCATTTTATTCGTTTGATACTACAATAGCCTTCTTGTTCACTGAGCATACAATCGTTGCAATATGTCGCATCACAATACTTAAAACTAGGTGCACAGTCTTCGCTAATTGAAAAACGCGCACTTTTATATTCATCTATGCATTCTGATATTTCTTTTTTATACTTTTCAGCGTTTAGCATCTTCAACCACCTCTAATCTAGAAAGAAGAATTTAAGATGGCTAGCATGATTGAGAAAATATGTGCCCCCTACTCTGTAGCCAGACCTCTCTTCAGCTTCTGTGATCAATATAGTGAATCCTAAATCATCAACGTTTTTGATGATTCCTTTTTTCGTGTATGTATCATTTGGAAAAAGCCAGATTCTTCTTCCTTCGTAATTCTCTTTGTTATATTCCATGTTTTTCTTTCCTTTTTTCTTAAAGTCAGTGTTTTAAGTGTTATCGCTTCACATGAATTTTATAATGTTACATAGTAAGTATTACCGCTATGAGTTTTAACAACGTTCATATACTGCCCGAATTCCTTATTGTAGATAACCTTGACTTCTTCAACCACTCTATGGTCGATTCTTAATGGTTCATCTTCGTACTCGTCTACATTTGAAGATGTACCAAAATCATAATCTACATAGAAAATGCCTTTTTCATTCTCTAGCATTTCTACATACTGCATATTAGTATACATATCCATATCAATGGCAAAACTCTTTTGTTTAGAACTCTTTAATGTTTTCATAATCTTATCTCCTTAGGGGTTTACCCTTCCTCTTTACAGGTATATATTACCATATTATTACATTATAATCAATACTTTTTATTAATTTTTGTTTCTTTTTGAAACATTTAAACATTTATCTGTAAATGTTAAACGCTTGTTTAAATTATTTTCTTGTCAATTTGTAACATTCGGAAAATTCATGCTTTGCTTCATATTCTGGATTGATGAATCTTACGATGTTGAATCCTGCCTGGTGAGCATCGAACTCATTATCGTCCCAACCGCCTTTTACGTACGATGTTCTGATAATAATTTTATTCTCTTTTGTATTCATAAGATATGCATATAAATTTTTAACTGTCTTTTCTTCAATCATTTTCTTGTTCTCTCTTTCTTTTTACAGTTATATTATAATATAGAAAAGTCAAACGTTTTCATGACATTTTTTGGCAATTTGTGATCAAAATAAAAAGACTAGGTTTTCCTAGTCCGTTGTTCTAAAGTAATACTGTAGATCCTAACCATCGAAATGGTCAAGAACCCACTCATCAGCCTTACGCCAAAGCTCGTCATACATCTCGGCAAGCATGTAGTTCTTTTTGTAATGCTCCCAGATTTTCCAATTCAGAACCATAACTAGCTCTGTCATGTATTCAATATTGTTCTGCCATGCGTTGAACGCTCTGCGATATGTGTCTCGAATTGCAGGACCTCCGAAATGATCTGCAATGCTGAAGTCCTCATAAAATGTTGTGCGTGGATTATATCCTGTCATTGCTTCGATATTCCACGTTTTAATTGTTCCGATGTTTTCCATGTTTTTTTATTTCCTTTCTGTAATGCCCGTTCTTTATGGCGACGGGCTTGCCATGATTTTTTATTCTAAAGCCATAACCTGACTAGCGCTGAAGAAACTCGCTTTTTTCATGAACATTCTTTTCTGTTCTTCTGTCATCCCCTCGCTATTTTCAACTTTCTTTGATGCACATTTCCAAATGTAGAACTGTGCGACTGCCTTTTCACCCTTTTTAACGCTGAATCCTTTTGCTTTCCATGCCTGAAAGGTATGAATCGCTTCAGGTTCATCAAGCATGATCTTATTTCCGTTCTCATCCTCGGTTTCAAACTGTCTGCCAGTCTTTCCGATTTTTCCACTTTCCATTAATTCTACTGATTTGTTATAGATAATCATTTCGTTTGTCATGTTTTTTTATCTTCCTTTCCTTTTGTCTTTGTTTCTTTTTGAAACATTTAACCGTTTAATATATCCATAAGTCTTGAGTCCTGCATCTTGTTTTTTCTTCTATCCTCTCCGCTTACAAGTACAGGAAGGCACATTTCAATAATACGGCTGTAGATTCTGGCTTTGCTTGTATCTTCTGTATGGTACAAGTCTGAATACTTCAGATTCGTTGTAATGATCATCGGCTTTCCGCTTCTGTATCTTGCATCAATGATGTTATATACAAGCTCATTGACGTACTCCGTGTTTCGCTCAATTCCCAGATCATCAATAACTAAAAGTTCAAACTCGTTCAGGCTGTCCAGATAGTTCTGCTTTCCTTCATACATGCCCTGCAATGTATTGATGATTCGTGCAAAATTTGTGACCAGACACGGCATACCATTGTCAATCAACTCATTCGCAATGCATGATGCAAGAAACGTTTTGCCTGTTCCAACTCCGCCAAACAGAATAAGCCCTTTTCCTGCTTTCTTGAACTCGGAAAATTTTCTGGCATAATTCCTGCACATGTCGCTAGCCTTCTTTGATTTCTGATCATCGAAATCAAATCGGCATTTCTGAAGTTCTCTGTCAGGAAAGCCTGTGTTCCTGTATTTTTCAATTCGTGCCAGTCTGTCCTGTTTCTTTTGCTCTGCAATCATGCATGAACACATCACCGGAACATATTCACCAATCAACGGCAGCCATTCTCTTCGCGGCTCATTGCATTTCCTGCAAAAGATCATGTTTCCTTCGATATACTCAGATGTATCATCACAAGTGGCAAGCATTCGCTGTACCCCTTCCGCCGTCGGATTTTCATTTTTAAATATATCATATATGCTTTTCATGTTGTCAGTCCTTCCTATGAAATTCACTCTTTATAATGCATCTTTCTTTTTCCCTCTATTTGATAACATAGTATATGTCTAACGGATGGTCTGCATCGTCTGTATATTTCATATTATTTGCCATTAAGGTGTCGCCCATGATGGCAAGGCTGAGATATTTTCCGTCTGCATTGTACTTCCTGTAAACGTCACGAATCTGAATCATCAAGTCTCTGATCTGTTTCTGACATTCTTTTCTTTCCATGTTTTGTTCCTCCGTAAGCTCTTTTTATAATCTCATGTAAAATGCGTTCTTTATTTTCTTCTGTAGCTTCAAGAACCCAGTCAAAATTGATTTTTGTTCCACCTGGTAAAATTTGCGGGTTATACCTTCCCCAGCATGCACCTTTTTTGTCATATGCGTATACTGTAACGTGCCAATAACTTTTGAGTCGTTCTTTGATAAAACCTTTTTTATGCCATACATTTATCAGATGTTCTTTGTAGTCGTTTTCAACCTTTACAAATTCAACCTCTATTCTTTCGCTTTTAGAGTTTCTATCATTGAAACAACAAAATTTTCTTGTTCCTTTTGGGTTCATTGTCTCGATTGCATACTCATAGCCATCAATGATTTTTGTTTCTTTCATGTTTCCGTCCTTCTTTCTTTAAAGGTGTTTTATGTGTTATCGCTTCACTCTTTTTTTATTTACTTAATTTGAATGGAAGCCATGAGGCTTTTAAGCCATCAAGTTGACTCATGATAATCTTTAATGTGTATCTACCACCGCAAGGAATATAAGTGGTTTCGCCGTCAAGGCTGAGGAAGTTTCCTTCCTCGTTAACGATAGCGAAATAACTTTTTGTTCCTCCACGAGGACCACACAAACCATATAATTTTGACACGTTTACAATTTTCATAAATATTACCTCCTAATCTTCATCAAATAGTGTGAATGTTTCATCTTCAATATTTGCACATAGATTATAATTGTACATATCATCTTGTTCGTAATAAATACCATCAACCCACTCATTAGCATGTCTAATGATGTCATAGTGATTTAAACTTTTGAAATAATCCATTCCTTTTAATTCTAATGCTTCTTTACTTACATAATATTTTGTTCCCATTTTCCGTTCCTCCTGTAAATTAGTGTTTTTAGTGTTGTCGCTTCACTTTTAATTTACTTAGTTAATGCGCCTGTGTGATGAATAGTTCCAGTGTTCATATCAACACTGTAATATTTCAAGCTAGCTTTCTCTAATTGAGTACCGTTTACTTTCACGAATGTAATACCTTTTTTAGAAACCCATTCTTTTTCGATTAGATCCATATGTTTTTCTAATGGTTCAAGCGTTCCATCAAACTTCGTGTTAATGATTTTGCCTAATTCCTTTAAGCCTTTCTTTTGTGCTCTTGTCATTTCTTTTACGTTTAACATTTTCCGTTCCTCCTAATATTACTTGCTCAAACCGACAAACTTCCAGCCGTAAGCCATGGCACACTCAAGATCATGGCCATTGTAAGCGACTTCGTAATCGCCATCTTTTTCAACGATGTAACCGTCTGACCAGTTACTATTTCTTTCTGCTTTTTCAACTGCTTGTTCGTATGTCATATCTTTGTACCTCTCTCTTTCTACAACATTATAATATCATAATATAATAGCGATTGCAATACTTTTTATCGTATTTTGTTTCTTTTTGAAACATTTATTTGCCGTAGAACATTTTCATGAGATCTTCTTCCGATTCATAGCCATTCTGGTCGTATTTCTTCTCTGGCTGTTTCGCCTGCTTTGTGTATTCATCTTTCAACGGGAAGATTCCTTGCCAGTTATGCGTTATTGACTGATTAAGAATAGCAATCTTTGTCGTGTCGTTATTTCCCAATTCATCAAGTTTCTTCAGCATGAGTTTAAGAGCATACTCTGTCATAGGTTTCTTGATGAATGATCTCATCTGAACAAATGCTTTCAGTGCATTCTGAAGTTCTTCATTTTCTGTGTATTCTGCAATCTGTTCATCATATGACTTCGATGTTCTCTTTCTTTCTTTCTTACTAACTATATTATTATCTAGAATATTATTATCTAGAGTATTAGGTAAACTTTGTTTAATACCCCCCGTTAAACTTTGTTTAATACCATGTTCAACTTTGTTTACTACCATAGACTTAAGTTTAACTGCTTGATACTCGCAAAACTTTACACCATTCACGATCTTTTCATACTTTGTGATATATCCTTTTTCAGCCAATGACTTTAGGCATTTTATACAGCTTTGCTTTGTTGAATTTGTCCAATCTGCAAGATACTGTAGACTGCCTGTGAACCTTGTCTCATCATCCTGTGAAAATCCATATATGATCGCATACACAAGAAGCTCGTTCCCTTTCAGCCCTAGCCTTGTAACCATCCAACCGGATATGTTGATATAATTCTCTTCTTTTACTTTGCTCATGTTTTTGCTTCCTTTCTTTTCTGCTTTACAATTTGTCATATTATTTGCCTTTCTAATAGCAGAAAACCGTATAACATTTAGTTTCGCGCTCTAAATGCCATACGGTCTGCTATACCTATTCAATTTCATGCCATGCCATTCAGCAGGCGCGAACTACTGAATAGGTGGTGTAGATTTTTACTACTCTTTAATACTATCATCATAATGTGATTAAGTCAACACATTTTGCTGACTTTCGTTTCTTTTTGAAACTTCTTGATGTCTTTACTCGTAACGATGCTGATTGCGTACTCTGGATGTTTGTATTCGAACAGTTTTTGCTTTAAACGGAAAACGTCAGTAATTACCGCTGTAGAGCCTTTTACGTCCTCGATGATATAACTATCATCTTCACACAAGATGTACCTGAAATCGGCTTTATACACGGTTCTACGCCACGTCTTGCCATTCTTCTTGAATGATGGTATAAGCTCAAAAGAAGGCTGTAATTCCAACCCTCTTATAACCCCCGCACGTTCCAGAATCTTCAACTGTGCATACCGTTCAGCTTCAAGCTTTGAATCAAACTTGATGCCATCAGCAACCGTCTTTGTATTGTGATATTTTCTGTACATGTAACTACCTCAAATATACGACCTGCCAAAGATTTCGATAAATTCTTCTGTTGTCCATGCATACTCGTCCATGGCTCTTTTCTGCCCCAACTTTTTCAGATACATGTCAAATTCATGCCCTTTTCGGTTATGCACGCCGTACTCAGACATGTTGTGATCTTCAGGTCTGATGAATACGACAAGACCATACTTGATTGATTTTTTTCTGTTGGCAGTGCCAAAAAATATTTCGTGTCTATGTGTGCCCTCATAACGCTGGTTTCTGTAAAAATATGTATGACCGTTTGCTTGATACATGCCGTTAGGCATAATAGATTCTTTCAACTAATCACCCCCTATAAATTTAAGCTGTGCAATTTCTGACGGTGTTAACGTTGGTATTCCTACCTCTTCGCATTCACTTCTTACACCGTCAAGCAATATAGCAAACTCCTTAGAATCCATCTGTGAACTGCCTTTATAAATCTTGTAATGTGTGAACTCCTTGCCATTTACCGTGCCTTTGCCTATCTCCTCATAATACTTAAAATATCCATGTAGGATCACATCTGAACATATGCTGACAACCTCATACTGCCCATATCGTTTAAGCATAAGAAAATGGCATTCTTGGTTATCTATTCTCATAATGCTCGCCAGCTGGTTGAGTAAAGACCAGTAGTACGCATTGGCTGTTAATGATCTTTTCGATTTCTTCTCTTTTATCTCATACAGCTTTTCTGCATCCTGCTGATCGAACAACCACTGGATGATAGTTTTCGCATTTCCTATCATGCCACTTTTCCATCCTTAAAATGGGAGATCATCTTTTTCTAATTCAAAATGTCCATTATCGTTGATGTGATCTGGTTCAGCATAGCCATTATTGTTATAGTTACTTTGTTCACGGTTCTTAGTTTCTAGGAACTCAACATGATTAGCCAACACTTCTGTAACATACACTGTTCTCCCCTGACTATCTTCATAATTCCTTGTTCTGATAGAGCCGTTTAAGGCAATTCTATCGCCCTTGTGTACGTACTGTTCCAAAAGTTCAGCCGTCTTTTTCCATGCCACGCACTGAATAAAATCTGCTTCCTGCCCGTCATTTGTCTTGAAGTCCCTGTTGACTGCAAGTGTGAAACTTGCAACAGCCGTGCCATTTCCTGTCCTTCTTAGTTCAATGTCTCTTGTAGTACGTCCAATTAATACAACTGTATTCATTTTTCGTTTTCCTCCAAAATTTTGTCGCCAATTTCTTTAAGGATGCATTTAAACATGAAATTCTCAATAGTGGTATGCTCTTCCATAGATTTTATCGCCAATTTTTTCAAAAATTTACCATTACATGAAATAGTAAATGTATACATTTCATCGTCTTCTGCGTTGGTTACTTCTTTTGGCTGTATATCCGCTGTGTTGGTTACTTCTTTTGACTGTATATCCATATACTCGCTAGGTTCAATCTTATAAGCATAAGTTAATACATCGCTAACGTGTTTGTTTAGAAAATGCCTTTGTAAAACATTTTTTTCGATATATTCTGGATAATATCCGCACACTATAGATAATTCTCTTTGCTTGATTCCATTATCTTTTAAACATTTTCTTAACTTTTCAAAATTTACGTTTTCAATTTTTTCATTGCATCTCTTTCTCATATTTTTTCCTTATCATTTTTTATTCAAAAATTCGTCAATCAATTCCCACGCCATGCCCTCATTTACAGGGCAGTCAATAACTTTTCTGATGCCATCCCTGAGATGTATGATCTTCAAGAATTTTGCATCAACTCCGTAACTTTGCATCAATCCAATTCTGTATAAGTTAAGCTGATATGCGATTTTTTCTTTGTTTAAAGAACTGACGGTTTTAATATCCGCAATGCCTGTTTCACCATCCATAAGCATTGTCATGTCCAGTCGTCCACATGCTATCGGCATATCATCCTTGAACAGCACAAGTGGCAACTCACTGTCAAGAACTTCGAAACCATACTGTTTCTGTAGAAACTTAAAGTTTCGCACTGATTCACTTCCATCATCATAGCCTGAATTGTTGTAGTTCTCGATTGCCTTATGTACTGCCGTACCACGCTTGGCCGCATTGTTCAACACGGCAGGTGGTACACTTGCATATTCATTTCTATACTTCGTACCAAGAATCTGCGAGACACTTGGCAACATAAGCCCATCATACAGATAGGTATGCGTTTCAGGAAAAAATTCAAGCGTACCGCCTTTAATGCTGAATGTTTCCATCACTTCACCGTGATGCGGATGGATGGTTTTACTTTTGAGATTTTGGCGTACAAGTCGTATACGTCAGGATTCTCTTCCTTGAATGTCTTGCTGTCAAACTTTTCTGTGTCATGCTCTGGGATAAATGCAATCTTCAGAAACTCGTTATCAATCTTTAATACTCCATATTTCTGCATAGCATCAAGAATATCTTTCTTCATGCTGTCCTGCTGGTTCTTAATCTCTTTCGCCTGTTTCTCAAGGCTTACAATCTTCTCGCAGACTTCTTTAGAAAAAGTAACGTCTGAGCCTGTTCTTTCAATAATATTAGCCATTGTTTTCATCCTCGCTGTAGTCAAATTTAACAAATTGATATTTGCCGATAACTCTTTTGATTGGCTCGTCTTCTACACCTGCAAGAACACGCAATGCTCTTTTTACATCCTCACCACATGACATGCAAACTGCAAGCACGGTTGCCTTTTTTTCTCCGAACTGCGTATCAACCAGAACCTCGTCGCCTTCCTCAACATTGGAATATGCAGGTGAATAAAACAGGTATTTTTTACTATTGCCAGTGTGCTGGCATACTACAAATTGTTCAATTTTACTCATGACTATCCACCTTTCTATGCTTCATGTTCTTACTAATCAACTCACTTGCCTTCGACATCGGCATATCTTCCAGCTTTTCGATATTGTTCATCTTTAACAGCTTTTCAAGATTCTCGCCTGTATAGATCTTGCTCAATACTACGATTTGTCTTGGCGATGCCTTGCGTTCCGTGCTGTTAGTTGCTTCGTTATCATTGCCATCCGTATCTTCCTCTGTTGCCATGCCAAGGAATGCACCCAACGAATAACGCTTGCGGTATGTGATCTCTGCGCCCTCGTCCTGTATCTTCGCACCTTCCTTAACTGCAAACGGATAAGTGTTTGTTTCAAATACATGCCCGCTCTTGTGTACCAGAATACAGCGAACACCGTTTATGCCGTTCTCATCAACTCCAATCGGCTGTAATAGCGCAAAATTCTGATTTTCCTTGATTTTGTTTAAAATGTTGTCTAATGGCACATAATCAAATGCCTTGCGCATCCATTCCCCTGTTTTTCTGTTCTGTACAGAATAGTTGACCTGTGCAGACTTTTCAAGTCCTCTTAACTGATTTACTAGCTCGATTAAATCAGTTGCGACTTCTGTTGTAATGTTTTCAAATCCTGTCATTCTTCTTGTTTTCCTTTCTTTTTGAAACATCAATTTCATACTGTTTAATAATTTTGATTAATTCTTCTGCTTGCCCTCTTTTTACGATTTCTGCTACGATTTCAAACATGTTTTCAGCTCCCAATAATCAAATTCGCATATTCATATCCAAATACTTTGCAGAACACTTTGACAAGCTCTGTAGAAGGATTGTGTGTGCCCTGCTCAATGCAAGCATAATGGCTCGTGGATATTCCAAGCATTTCTGCAACATCCTTCTGAGTATAACCCTTTGATATTCTGAATGCTTTCAGTTCTGCTCTTTTCATTTCGTGCCCCCTTTCTGCCTTACATTATAAACCCTTATCATCAAATTGCAATCACTTTTAATCATTTTACGATTATTTTTCATTGTTTCAAATAGCAACGTTATGTTATCATCGAAATATAAACTTTTTAGGTGGTGTAAAGAATAATGATCAACAATAAATCAATCGGAAAGAAACTCAAAGAACTACGCAACTCCCGTGACCTTAAACAGTCTGAGCTTGCTGAACTTGTCGGGCTTTCAAGACCTGCAATATCAAATATTGAATCTGGGAAACGTTCCTTGACTCTTTCCACTTTGAAACGTTTTTGCGAGGTTTACGGCATTGACATTTCATATTTTGGCATTGATACGTCAACCTATGATGAAGCGACAGACCTCACACTGCGCATCGAGTCTCTGTTTCATGATCTTCCTGAACCTGAGAAGGATGAACTGTATCTGAAGATAATGAAACTGTACCTTGACAGCAAGAATGTTTCTGATTGAAACCATCTGTCGAAAAAAAAGAGTTGTCTAACTCATACTCGATTTTGAGACTTTCCTGTTCAGCATACAAATTAAACAACAACGAATATATTTTTTCTGCGTCCATATTTTCACCGCCTCATCGGCTAGTATGGACTGCTTTTTTTATTTTCAATCAATCGGAGGTATTTTTGATGAAAAAAAATTTACGAATTGGTGGTTATGCCCGTGTATCTACTGATGAACAAAAGAAATATGGTTACTCAATACAAGCACAAATTGACGAAATAAAAAATTGGTGTTCCGAGCATAATCATCAATTGCAAAACATTTATATCGACGAGGGCTACTCAGCAAGCAATATGAAACGTCCTCAACTGCAAGCCATGCTGTCAAATCTGAAAAATCTTGACGCAATCGCTTTTACACGTCTTGACCGTCTTTCACGTAACGTTCTTGAAGCTAATAAAATGCTTGAACTTCTTCAACAAAACAATGTCGCCATGATTTCCATATGTGAGGACGATATAAACACGTCCACTGCAAACGGCTTGTTCATGTTCAACCTGAAAGTCAATCTTGCAGAACATGAATTAAAAAAAGGCTCTGAACGCATCAAAGCCGTATTTGAGTACAAGATTGCACAAGGCCAACCTATCACTGGCAATGTTCCTTTTGGTTACAAGATTGCCACAGAAAACGGCAATAAACGCATTATAATTGATGAATCCAAAGCGCCAATCGTGAAAGACATTTTCGAATCATTTCTCCTGCATCAATCAGTCCATCACACTGTCGAATACGTCAACCAGAAATACGGACTATCTCGGCCTTACATGTCCTACATGCACATTTTAAAGAATGAATTTTATGCAGGATCATACCGTGGAAACTCCAACTACGCTGAGCCATACATCACGAAAGACACATACAATGCCGTTCAAACCGCATTACAGGCCAATATACGCACGGGAATACAACGCCATGTATATTTATTCACTGGACTGTTAAGATGCCCAGAATGCCGTTCTAAGCTTGTTGGAGTGAGCCATCCAAAAGGTAGCAAACGATATTATTACTATAGATGTAACAATGCTCACTCAGTGCATACATGTACCCACAAAAAACACTATGCAGAACTTGCAACGGAAAAATATCTGTTGTCTAATCTTGATGTGCTGCTTAAAGATCATATAGCCACAATATCAAGCATCACTTCTGAAACAAAAAACACAACTGAAAAGGAATTAAAAGAGCTAAGAAAAGAACTTGATAATCTGAATTATATTTTTATAAAAAAACGTATGCCTGTAAATACCTATGAACGTCTGTACGCTGAAACAGAAGACAAAATAAAAAGGCTTGAATCTTTCAAGCCTCAAAGTACTGATCATCTTAAACAATTTTTGAACAGTGGTTGGCGCTCAATATATGACAACCTCACACGTGAGAACAAGCGCACCCTGTGGCGAAATGTCCTTGATTCTGTCCACGTTTCACCTGACAAAATAGAAGTTTTCTTCAAGTAAAAAGCAGACATTTCTGCCTGCCCTTTACTAGGAGAATTTTATGATCAATGTAAACGAAAGTACATCTATAATATACACCAATCAATCACCGAATGCAAACGGTGATTTTTTCTTTACTAACATTATGTAATCTGTAGGCTACGACAAGTTAGTATAGAATTTTGCAGATAAAAAAAGCAGCACGTCGAAAACCTCCGACATGCTGAGAAAGGAATGCAGTGAACATGAAATACTGCACTCATAGTATATCATGATTTTGTTTAATATCCAACAACTCTCGTTATGAAGATTGCATTTTCTGCTGAATATACTGAACCGTTGCTTTTCAGAGTGATCTGGTAATTCTGATTGAATGTGATCATTGACTCCGACACACTAACAAGAGCGAACTTTGCATAGTCATAATCGGCAATATAATGAATCGTTCCCAGATGCACAAGTTTTCCGTTTGGGCTGAATACCTTCACACTTCCACAAGCATTATCACCTGATGATCTGTAAAAGATTTCAAGATAAGTATAGTTTTCCACACTGTCTGATAAGTTGACAGTTTCTGCTGTTCCACTTGCACTGTTGTAAAGCACCTGACCACTAAAGCACACGCCATTTACTTCAAGACTGTTATTGTACTTTGGAAAGCAATTGACGCCCATTGAGCTTAGCGACCTGTCAAAATATACAATCGGTATGCCTTTATCTACAAATAAATTATAAGTTGTCGAGCCTATCAAGTCACTGACTATAACTCTTATATCCCACGCAAATTTATTGTCAATTTCAAAACTTGTTTGCGTGTTATCTTGAATTATGTTTAATGCTGAATAATTTGTATCAGTTGTTTTTTTGTACTGATATTGAATTTTTATTACGTTCTTATCATTAATGCTTGATATACTGCCATCAACAGTTAAATGTGTTGTTGAATAGAAATTGTTTTCTCTTTGACAATTAATAATTGCGCTAGGCTGAACCCAGTCAACAATAGTTATATCTTTTGAGTAGCTCGTTTTATTCCCTCTACTATCTATAACGGAGATTGAAGCAGTTAAGTTTGATGATGAGTTGACAATTCCAAAATTAATTACCTGAGAAGGAACGCTTGAACCACTCAAAGTAGCGCTTTTTGTAATTCCGTTAAGCAATATTTCAACCTTTGACAAGGTTGCATACTTCAACGCGATCAAGTTGGTTAGCTTAAATTCCAAATTGCTGTTATTTCTAATGATTATTTGATTATCCTTAGTTATATTGGTTGTTTTTTGGTTGCTATCATAATAATCAATTTTATTGATTGTGGGGTTCGCATTTGACACATTACACGTAAATTTCACTGATTTAGTCCCAATTTTAGTAGAACCGTTGTATGTATCAGCATAAATAGTACCCCAACTGCTATTTAAGTTTGGCATTTTGCTATAAAAAGAATCTGGTATAGTCCAACGACAGTTATCTTTTACGCCTGTTGCTATCGTTTCATTCAAATTATAAAAAGAATACCTAACGGTATGCGTGAATGCGCTACTATGACTATTCATGTGAATTGTTATTGTACTGCCAATGTCACCAATATTTTCGGTTGTATTTGGCCATGTAATACATGACGGCTGGCTCGCTCTTGCAATCTGTGGTAAGCTCCATGAACCAGAACCGTTACAATTTACGGAAGCGCTATAGATTGCGCTCGATACGCTAGCACTAAAAGAAGCGTTCCCCTCCGAATTATGACCGATTGTATAAGAACCGCTTGCAATAGTACCTTTGTACTGCTGTACTCGTGTGCCGTTATAATAAACACAAATGCCATTGATATATACACCTGTTGGATTTGATCTATACCAACTTGAACTGCCACCAACTGCGCTAATGCTCCAATTGATTGTAGTATTATTGTTAGCTACACTTTGGCTTGCGACATTCCATAAAAACTGCACGTGTCGCCCATCATAACTATTAGTATTGAAACTTCCATTTGAAGCCATAGCTAATTACCTCCCATAGTAGAAACCAACCCAATTCCATCATTAGTCATTTTGCCATCATCATCATATAGCGTGATTGGTATGAATCTCATTTTGTTACAAAGTGTTATTTCTTCCTCGACAACGCTCTTTTTCTGATGAAACTCGTCCTTTGATACCCAGTATATTTTATTGCCGTTTCTGTCATATCCCGCAAAGCCAATCTCATTATTGATAACAATATAGCTATCATCTACACCGTTCAAGCGCAATCCATTTTTATCAAGTATACCAATTAAATTGTTAGCCTCATCATAGATTTCAAGCGTTCCAAACTGGTTAAGATTTGCACCTAGTTTCAATGTTCCGCCTTTGATTAAGTCAGCAGTCAAATTGATAACATTGATTTGTTCCATGTTAAGCACATTGTCAATAGTCCATGCACTCTTGAACGCTCCATTGATTCCCGTATCAGAAAAAGCGATCCCACCGCTGTTGATCATGATAACGTGGTGAGCTTCTTCCTTTGGTAATGCATCAACCACAAGAATCTTGTCTCCTTCATAAATAACGTATGAGGAGCTCATAGCGCTCAATATTCTATCCGTCGCAGTTTTTAACTCATCACTCAGCGTAACTTTAATAACTTTGTTATTTTCCTGTATAGTTTGTTGCGTACTGCTAGTTATACTGTCAACTAGATTAGATAGCTTTTGCTTGAAGTTTCCAAACTCTAATTCAGTATATCTTTCTAGGATACAGTCATAGTCATAAGCAATAACATTAGTTGTAATATCTAATCCTAATCTTTCGTCTTTTACAACGATTGTATCTCCTACATCAGTAATTTTTTCAAGATTTGCCTTCAGCTTGTAATTCACACTAGGCTTGCAGTTAGAATTAACATAGTCTTGAGCTTGTGTTCGCAAATCGTTCATTAAAGCGTTATTATAAGATGCCTCGTTTAAATTGCCGTCAGCGTCCTTATAATCATCTTCTTCTATTCTATTTTGTTCAAACGACACGCATTTTGTGTATGGTATGTCATATTGAATGTTGCTATATACATATTTTTCATCTAGTAAAAGCCCATCTTTTCCGACGGGCATTAATTTTGTTACTACATTATCCCAGTTATACTCGCAGTTGATTTCCTTCAGGTTTTTTGCGTATCTTACAACAACGCCGTTGTCTTTTCCTATTGCGTTTCTTATGGCTATTGTGTAGTTGTCTCTTACTAGATGACCACCCCAACGCTCTAGAACGGTCTGTATTGCCTCGTAAAGCGACTTTCTAACACATCTAAATGAATTTATCCTTGTGACGTCTGAAAGTGTCGTAAATGGGCTTGTATTATCCGTAGCGTTGTTTAAGTGATCAAGTGCATCATTGCAATTCTTGTCAACAACATAGCTATCAGCTATTAAATAATTATTGCTGTCATAAAAAACATGGTGACACTTAGCACTTATCTTTTTTCGTGTCTGCTCAACATTAGTAATTCTAAATGCTTGCGATCCTTGTGGAGTGTTTGCAACGACAATTCTATTTGCAGTTAGATCATCAACATAATCAAGGCTTGTTTCTAAGTCCAAATAGAAAGACCCATTATCCTCTTTGTGTACTTTAGCCTTCAATGGCTTTATGACAATATCGCCGTTTGTTGTAAATGTTTTGTCGTCGCTGGAAAACAATCTAATCATCTTTAAGCCTCCTTTCTCAGCATGTTATAGCCTTATTTATGCCGTTCTCTTCCACATGTAAACAGCTACATAAGGTGGCATATTGTTGTGTTCCGCTCCTCCACCTGTTGTAGAAGTACATGACGGATTTTCTGCTGTTTTGCCATTATGTATTGTCCCGAAAATATTATACTCATTAGTAATAGAAGTAGTTCTTACACCAGTTCCGGTATATCTGTTATACATATGCGCAAGCCATTCATCTTCGTCATGATGGTGCGCCGGCATTTCAGCCGTGGTCAGTGTGTGCGTCGCTTCTCCGCCTGTGCTTCCAGCACTATAACTGCTTCCCGCCGCTAGCAGGAATCGGTCTTTGATCTGCTCCCATGTTCCACCAAACAATGATGCTGGAGAGGTAGAATTCACGCTCATGTAAATAGAGCCAACTGGATAAGTCTTGTCAAGCAGGTTTTCAGTGCTTCCAGTATCGCCCTTTGCTCCGTTTGTTACCGTAAATGTTGATGTTGTGCCATCGTTGTATGTAATCGTATATGTATCAACCAGTCCACTTGTTGATGTCTTTGCGATTGATTTGATGCCTTTGCCGTTGCTTACGTTGAATGTTTTTTTAGTTCCATCTGTAAGTGATATTTCGTAAGTATCAGTCAGCCCACTTGTGCTAGCTTTTTTGATTTCTTTGATACTATTCCCGTCCTGACCTTTTACGCCCTGTGGCCCTTGAGGCCCTGTATCGCCTTTTTCTCCAATGTCGCCCTTTGCGCCGTTTGTTACCGTAAATGTTGGCTTTGTGCCATCTGTAAGTGTGATTGTGTAAGTGTCTACAAGCCCACTTGTTCCTGTTTTTCTAATGCTTGAGATTCCGTTTCCGTTTCTGTTTGTCACCGTGAAAGTTGACGTTGTTCCATCTGTCATCGTGATTGTGTAAGTGTCCACAAGCCCACTTGTGCTAGTTTTTTTGATTTCCTCGATGCTCTTTCCTTCCGGACCTTTAAGCATCAATATTTTTACGATAGGTTTTTTAATATATTCGCTCATCTTGGCTTTTACGATAGTTTTTCTAATATTCTTGCTCATCTTGTCACATCACTTTCTATTTCTAGTGCTCCATTGAGGATAGTAAATACATCTCCGTTCAGTTCGATTGACAGGTCATAATAATACAATCCTGCCTCAATATTTTTCGTGTCCTCTGGTGCAACACGAACAACGTAATACAGCTTTGTGCCGTCCTGCTTTGAAAAGTTGATTCCTTTTTCAAGTTCCTTATGAAACACTACATCATCATCGTCAAAGTTCGTTTTGCAGGTAAAATCTGCCTTTTCTAATTTCTGCGGAGCTTCGTCAAACTCAACTTCAAACGCAAAGCTCAACGTGTCCCCTCTAATCATTTCAAGATTATTCCTCATTATATCCACCTCGATAGCTTTTCAAACGCAATATAAGTCAATGTTCCATCCCATGACACGGAGTTAGCTCCAATTTTAAGAACGAACTTGTCATAATTTCCGACAACGTATCGGTTCATCAATACATCGTCATTGTACGCTTCAAGCCTTCCCGTGTCTATTGTGATGGAATTTGTCGTACTCAAGTCAATACGGAACAACTGCACGCCATTCAATGACAGATTGATAATTCCAGAGCCTTCAATATGAATAACTGGTTTTGATACATAATTGCCGTTATTTCTTACTGTGATAGGACTTGTCGGATTGCTGAACACCTTCAGTTTTTCAATACTGCTGTATTTGAATGGCTGTACATGATACGTGATCTCAGCCGTTCTGAACCTCATAAGACGCTCATAATCAATCGCATCTAGAATATCGTACACGTAGTATTTTTCTGGCTCATTTGAAAATGTTACTGTTCCGCTTGAATTGAAAAATGGAATAATATCATCAATATCATAGTCACCGAACATACCGATTTTCATTTTTTTGTCATACGCCGAATATCCAAGCCTTGTGATCACATCACCGTCGCGCCCATCTATCTGCTCAATGCTTGTACGCATCAAAGGCTTTGTAATCGGTGGCAATTCCTGTATCAGCAATCCTTTTAAATATCGGCTGTCTTTTCCGTTTTGAATAACGTAATTCCTCATATCTTCACCGCCTTATTCATAAATAAGTTTTGTAACAGTCTTATCAACGAAATGCCCCATTTCTTCATCGTCCATCTCGATTTTGACTTGTGACAAAGCATCTTTGAATGCCTCAACCATAGAAGCGTAGCTTCTTCCACCACTTGCAGAAACACTGCCATTCACATTGAATGCGTCAGACATGCCACTCGCCAATGCTTCTGTCTGGCTGATTAGCTCAGGGCTTGCCTTTCTTAAAGAATCGCTCAATCCCTCAACCATGTCAGGCATCCAACTTTCATACTCAGCCAATGGACCTTCATCAGGTCTTGAGAAATGAAGGAAAGACTTGATCTTGTTTGCAACATCGCTGACTGCACTTGTGACATGATGAATCGCATTTCTGATGCCGTTTGCGATACCCTTGACCATATCAACACCCCAGTTAAACAACTGCCCCGGAAGACTTCTGATTTTCCCGATGATGCTATTTACAAGTCCAGATGCTGCATTTACACCTGCTCGTGCCAACTGCCCCGCGAAGTTCCATGCGTTATTCAATGTACTTGACAGCCAATTCCATACAGCAGACGGAAGGCCTCTGATGAATGATACAACGCCATTGACAAATCTAGAACCTGTCTCAAAAGCCCTAGAAATCATGTTAGAAGCC